CTACCGGGTCCGCGTACGTGAACGTGTTGGCACCAGTCACCGTGATCGTGTACGTGCCAGCGGTGCCAGAGCCACTGGAGAAACTCATGTCCACTTGGTCACCAGTAACCAGGCCGTGGGCCGCAGCGGTCACCGTGACCGTGTTGGAGCTCCTGCTGTATGTGGCTGACATCCGCTTGCCACCAGCTGGCAGCGTGGTGTAACTGACGCTGGTGGAGTTGACGGTGATCGTGTACGTGGTGGCGTACTCAGCGGACCTGATGAACACCATGGACTTGGTGCCCCAGCTGGGCGACGTCGTGCCCGACATGGCCACCGTCTTCTCACGGTTCACGATGAACGTGTAATCAGCCACCGACGCGACCCGAAACGTGGAGCTGGGTTCACCCGCGATGTCGAGGTACGACGTGCCGTCAGGGGTGCTGACCGTCTTTACCGATCCATCCAGCCCAAACACCTTGATGGCGTTGTCCTGAATCAACACCAGGTACTTGATGGTTCCGTCCCGGTCCACGATCGTCGTGAACGGCCGGCCGGCACCGGCTGACCCATTGAACAACTTGGCGATGTGCTGGGCCGGTGGCCGCTTCTTCAGGCCCTCCACCGGGCTGGCCATGCAGTTGACCATCTGCTCGCACTGAGACGCCAAGCGCAACGCTGCTGGCTGCTGGCTGACCCCATTGATGAGGTTCGGGATGGAACTGCTGATGAGAGGCATGGCTTAGCGACGCAGGGCCCAGGCTGGCTTGAAGGACATGAAGACGTCCGTGTGGTTGGGGTTACCCCGCAGCACGTTGTGGCCGGCACTGGCCGCCTCTTCCTCCAGGAACAGGCTATGGGCTTCTGCTTCTGCTGCTGCGTTGATGCGCGACAGGTCGGCTGACCCCAGGATCGCCTCTTGCAACTGGCGGCCAGCCTTGACCGTGAAGTATTGGTGGGCGTACTCAGGCACCTCGTCCCACTCGAGGATGTAGGTGACGTCGGCGTACAGGTCCTCGGTGAACTCGTAGCTGCCAGCCCGCCGGTCGTAAAGCCTGGCCCCCCGTTGGACGACGTCGATGTCGGGGTAGCTGAATAGGTCGACCTTGACCCGACTGACGTTGGTGCCGACCGTGATCTCGTTGGTCACAGCATCACGCTGCAGCAGGCGTTCAAGGTCCGTATTGAACGACCAGCCCTCCGATTGGATCTTGCGGGACACGTCGTTGATCGTGTCTTGCGCTTGCTGGGCCAGGCCGAACTGGCCATTAAGACTGTTGACTGGTGCTTCCCCGAGCATCTGCAGCACCCGGTTCACAGCTTCCAGAAACGTGGTGCGAGCAAGGGTCATGGGAAACCTCCAGAAAAAAAGGGGGACCGGAGTCCCCCCATATTGGACCGTCAGCTGGTGGCGGTGTAGATCTCAACCGCGCAGTCGGGACGCAGGATCCCGGAACCCAGGGCCATGGAGGCAACCATGAAGGTGCCTTGCCACAGGGCGTGGACGTCGGATCCGGTTTGCTCCATCTTCAGATCCATCAGCTTCACGGTGCCGACTGCCTGCTTGTTGAAGCAAAGGGCGACGGAGTCGGTGAAGTTGGCGGTGTAGTCGTTCTGCTCACCGGTGGCCGCAGAGCGGTTGGTGGTGGGCAGCTGGTTCGACTTGAGGATGGTGATACCAGCCACCTTCAGCACGGTGCCGTCGGAGTACGCACCAGCACCGCCCCAGTCCCGGTTGATGACGTCGGTGGTCTGCACGAGCTTGTAGTACTCGGCAGGTGCCAGCACGCAGTACCGGTCCATGTCGGGCAGGTTGTTCTCGTCCATCCGCTGGGCGGCGGAGAACAGAGCGGTCGCCAGCTGGGCGCCGGTGATGGCGGTCTTGGAAGACGCCACGATCTTGATCCGGGTGCCGCCGGGCAGATCGGTGTTGAAGTGGGTGGCGGTACGTGCCGCTTTGGCGATCATCGCTGCGATGTTTTGGTCGAAGCGATACGCCAGAGCGTTGCCCATCTCAGCGGAGTAGGGGCTGCGCACGTCGTAGTGGTTCTTGGCCTCGTCGATGTCGGCCACGAACACGTTCGACACCAGCTTGTCGTCAACCCTGATGACGGCTTCAGCGTGCTTGACGGCACTACCGACCAGCATGGTGCCGGGGGTGTGGTACGCAGCGGAGTTGAGACCGATGATCGGGAAGCTGGCGGACTTGCCGCTGGCGATGGTGCGAACGGTGTGCAGGGGCTCGAAGATGGTGGCCTTACGGAACGCGGTGAGAACTTCACCGGCCCAGACCTGAAGGAACAAGGCGTTGTCACCAGCCCAGGTGCCACCACCTGCGTTGTTGACTAGGCCAAGACGTGAAGCTGTGAAATCGGGGGCGGCCATTGCTGGTCTCCTAGGTAAAGGGGGTTGGGTGTTAACCCGACCGCAAGCTCCCGTTCACGAGCGGGTGTCCACCGCAGTGGGCCGTCGCTGACTGTGAGTGGGTCTAGGTGGTCTCAGTGTAGGGATAAGCGCAAGGCACAAAAAAGCCCCCGGATAACCAGGGGGCCAGGGATCCCATAACACTCAGAAGATACTCGACCGGCTCAGCTTCTCCTGCACCTTCCGCTGGTACGCGGGGTCGTTGCTGTACTTGGGGTCGGACATGGCTGCCACCAGCTGGGCGGTGCTTTCGAACTTGTCGGTGTTGCCCTTTGGGGCACGGCCACCGATGAGCTTGGGTTCCCGGCCCTCGGCTGCCGTGTACCTGGCGTGCAGGCCACTGATGGCCATCTTCACCGCAGACATGGGCTGGGTGTTGATGATCTGGTTGAAGCCCTCGACCTCGTCGGGTGACAGGTTGTTGCCGGCCCACTCGATCATCTTGTTGTACTCGGCCTCGCCGCCGAGCGACGCCTTGATCGACGTCACCTCTTTGGTGGTCAGGGCCGTGTCTTGGGCTGCCTTGTACTGCAGACCCGACAGGTACGCATCGACCATGTCCCGGCTGAAGCCAGCTTCCGCCAGCTGGTCGTAGTCCTCGGACTCCAACGTGCCCGACTGCTGCCAGCGGGTGTTCATGTTCCCGAAGTCGATGCCGGCTTCGTCGAGCTTCCCGCCGATCAGGTCCCCATAGATCTCCCGGGCGCTGCCAGTGGTGGCCTCAGGCTCTTCAGCCTCAGCCTCACCGTCGTCGCTGCCCTCAGGCTCGATGGTCTCCCCACGGCTGAGCTTGGCTTGGAGCTCCTTGTATGCCTGCTCCAGATCTTGCACCGACTTGTACTTGCCGGCCAGCAGTTCACCCGGCTCCTCGGATTCACCTGCCATCGCGGCAAGCATCTCTTCGTTCTCGGTCGACAGTGCTGGGCTTTGGCTTTGGGTAATGGTGACTGCTTCAGGCATGGGTCTCAGTTGATGGTGATGGTTCCGTTGTCGTCAACAGAGACGACGGGCTGTGGCGCTGGTTCGTATGTCGGCCGTGATTCAACGACGTTGATGACGATGTCGGTGTACGGATCAGGCTGGGGCACCCGGGACACTGGGTCCACTAGGGATACCTGGCGCTCCTGGGGGGGTTGGGAGGGCGTTGGGAGCGACTCCTGGTTGGCCAGGGTCTGCTCCTTCTGGGAACTGCGGACCATAGGGGGCTCCAGCTTGGGTGTAGTTGTTGGCGACTTGTGCCATCGCAGATGACTTAAGTCCAGTCATTAGCATGTCACGCTGGGCAGCCTGCTGCTGCTGTTGTTGAGCTGCAGTTGCTTCTTGTTGTAGCTGATCCTGGGTCTTCACCAGGTTCGTGGTGTCGATCGACTCACTTGCAGCCAGGCGACGCAGTGCTTCGTCGACATTCACGTACCTGGCCAACACCTCAGGGCCCAGGGTTTGAGTGGCAGTGGTGATGAACTGGATGAGCTTGTTGCGGTCGTCGCCACGGCCGATCGCTTCAAGGCCAGTCACCGGCCTGGGGTTGACCAGTGGCACACCACCCTTGCCTTTCGGGAACGGCGCCAGCTTGCGCTGCTTCCGCAGCACATGGAGCAAGCGACGCACCAGTGGTAGCTGCAGCTCCTGGGTCAGGATCGAGTACAGGCCACCGATGCCAGCCTCTAGCTCCTGGCTCATGTACCTGATCTCTTCCGCGGTGACCCGTTCCCCGGGCCGCTGGATGGCGGTGTTCAGCAGGAACGCAAACTGCAGCCGGCCTTCGATCCGTTCGATGGTGGAGTTGGCGATGCCTAGGTCCTGGGCCTTCTGGGTCTGGATGACCGTGACGTCGTTGGCGTTGCCTTGAACAATGGCCCCGTTCTCAGCGTTCGCCAGGGTCTTGGGCCGGGTGGTGCCGTTCGGATTTACCAAGAACAAAACCTTGGCCGCGGCCGCCGACCCCTCAAGGATCGCTTGGTACAAGGACTCGAGCGCCAACAGGTCCCCGTAATACTCCTCGATGTAGGAGCGCCCGTATTCCTCGCTGTCGACCCGATTAAACCGGAGCGGGATCCAGGGATTCACGTCGGCGTCGCACATGCCGTGGGACCCAGGGATCTCTTTGCCCCGCGCCTCTTGGTACCAATGCACCTTGCCGGATTCGTACTCGACGTGGGTGTAGAGCTTCACGGTCTTGGCGCTGCGACCTGACTCGTAGCCGCCGTCCTCGTCGTCGATGTCGTCGTACAGACCAGGCGGCAAAGCGTCTGGGTACACCTCCTCCTCGACCACGATCTCGGTGACGGACCCCATCGGGTCACGACACACGACAAAGCGGTTCAGGTGGATGACCTTGATGCCTTCTTCTGCCACGTACAGCAAGACGTTCCCGCCAACCAGCAGGTGCTTGAACGCTTCGTGCATGGAGGCTCTGCCATTGGCCACCTCGAACGCCGACATGCCAGCACGCTCAACCTTGACCAGCGCGGTGTCGAGCTCTGTCTTCACCTCGGGCCCCTGCTCCGCAACCCGTAGCGCCAGGTCGTCGATCTCGAGCTTGAAGAAGCTGGAGTTCGGGGGGAACAAGGTGATCAGCAGCTTGCTCGCCAAGTAGTTGACACCCCGGGCCCCAAGGCTTTGGTACGGGGTCTTGAGTCGACCACGGTCCCCCTG